CCCTTGCAGAAAATATAGCAGATGCATCTGATATTGTTGTTCCACCTCTAATATCTTCTATGTTATTATTATCAGTGGTAACCTTGACTTCTCTCTCACCAGATCTAATTTTTGCAAGTGGTTCTGGAGTTGAATATGGATCTCTAATCCACATAGCAGCGATTAAGTCACCAAATCCATCTGAATTTAATGTTAGATTTCTAATTGTTGCCTGTGCACCACTAGTCTGTCCTGCCACCACAGTTCCTACAGGAAGGAAACCAAAGAAGTCTCCTTGTGCTGATTGAGCAAGTGCTGCAGTATCAATATTAATTACAGTAGAACCCTGTGAATATGCTGTAGGTAATGTCTCGTTTATATCTAAAGGATTTGCTTGATATGTTTTTGTAGGAGCAGCGAAAGGTCCTTTTTTATGATCTGGTCTGCAGAGTCTAAAACGATATGTCTCACCATTGACTAATGCTGTAATTGTTTCTCCAACAGAAAACGCACCAACAACATTATCAACACCTATAATTTTAGGAACAACATCTACATTTCCTTGATCATCAAAGAATTGATAGTATCTGGAGTTTGGTCTTAATCCACTTGCTCTATATTCTATATTTCTTGATCTTATAAAAGGATCGAATGTTTCACTTTCTATAAAAGTATTTTCTGATGTAATATCATCTCTCTCAACTTTTTGAACACTGTCTCTAGAAGTTAATGCTAATGCATCTTCACCAAATCCACCATTTATTTCTGTTAGACTAACTCTAGTATCTACAGTTTGTCTCTTAATAGTTTTATTCTTTGTTACTCCTGTTGTGTTTACAGTATTAATCCAGTTATCACTTGTAGGATTTAATTTTAATGTACCTGTATAATCATGGACTAAAAATGGGTTTAAGTTTTCTACTCTAGTAGCAAAGGTTTGTTCAACCATTGGTACTTCTTCATACTTAAGAGAAACCATTCTACCAGTTTTCTGAGTATTCTCGTCTAACAAAGCATAGTCTACTTCATTATCTAATTGCTCAGGAGGAACTTCTGATGATGGGACTGGATTAACATCTATTGAATTGAAATCTTTCAATGGCATCATCATGCCTTTTTTAATATCAATATCAACAGGTGATGCAGGATCAGTTAAATCTCTACTCTTAAATGAGTCTGCAAAGAATCCACTCTTAAATCTATCAAGTCCATCAGCATCTTTAATTTGCAAATTCTCAATTTTTTGTTCTAAGAAAGATAGTGTTGTAACATTCTCTAGATGCTGCACTCTATCTTCAATTACACCAATGTCACGCATTGTGTATCTACGATTATCAACTAAGAATATTTGTACATCTTCAACATCAAATGTATATGGTGGCCAGACAATAGTTGCTATTGTCATAGAATCTGGTTGATCAGCAGGTGGTTGAGGAACTTCTTGATCTACACCTTGAAGCAATACCATACCATCGGTAGGTTTAAGAACTAACTTGTCCATTCTGGCAAGATAGTGTTTAAACTTAAATTTAGAAGATTCGTTTGGTGTTAATGTTCTTGCACTGCTAAGAATACCTTCTCTATTCCAAGGGTCAAATGGACTGTATACTGCAGTTGAAGGATCATAGGCAGCAACTCTTGGTCTAAAATCAAGTGTATCAGTTGCTCTTTTTCTACCTATACCAATCTCAGGGACATCTTTAGTAAATCTCTCTGGGTCATAACTAGCAACAGTAAATACATCTCCAGTATCTGTAGCTGGAATGTCATACTTATCAAATATAACTGTAATTTGTTTTGTTGGTATGTAATTATCATTGAGTCTTGATATGAAAGAATATCCATAATATTGTTCTTTCTGACCTTTATCTAAAAGATAACTATCGGTAATATCTTTAAACTTACCATTAATAATATTTTGCAAAACTGCAGTAGAATTAGATTCGCTAAATGTTAAATTTTCAAGGAGAGTAAATTTATCAAGAGTTTGATATACAATACTAATATTACTATTACCTACATCAACTTCCACAATTCTTGCAACAGCATTTGATGTCTCACCAATTATATTTTCACCAACAATAGCATTCTGGAAAATAGGATCAGTTGATGTAAATGCTAACTTATCAAATATTGGAGCATTTGCATCTAATGATTCATAGATACAAACTACATTTACAGCATCAGGACAATTTAAAGATATATCGGCATCTTGTACTCTTAAACCATAGAGTGCTGAATTTGTTAATCCATCGTTAAGACTAATATTAGAATTAGAACCAGATGCAGCATTAGAAGATCTTGTTATGGTAACTGACTGACTCTTCTTAAATTCTTTTACTTTACTTCTAATATTACTTTTAACAACAGTTACATTAACTTCTACACCAGTCTCTGAGAATTGTAAATTATTAATTGTTAATGTGTCACTTGTTATGACAACTTGAGAATCGTCTATCGTTGCAATTGTTCCATCGCTATAAGTTACTTGATATCTCTCTTGATCAAATGCTACAAAAGTAACATCATTAAGACTTAATGCACTAGTGTTTACAACTAATACTCCATTAGCATCTGTTGATTCATTTGTTACCTGAGCACTTAATAATAATTCTGCGTCAGTAAGATCTACTTCACCGATAGGTGCTTTAGGAAGTGGTAGATATAAACCAGAATTATCTTCTTTAGATAACTGTTGTTGACCTAAAAATATTGCACCTGTATATGTACCACTAGGTAAAGCTCCATTATATATTTGTGGAACTGATGTTAGTGCAGCTAGTTTCATAGTACTACCATCTGCAGCAACCTCAGATATAACATTACGACTAGGTAAAGATGCAGCAGGTACTGTATATGTTATAATTTGACCAGGTCTGAATACCTCAAATGTTTTGCCAGGACATGTGACAGTTCCATTAGTGGCAATCTGAACAGGATCAGTCTTATCAAATCCTACAGGTAATACATTAAATAATTTTTTCTTAGCATAGAATCCAGTTTGTGATACATTCTCTACATTATTAATATCATATCTAATTACTTTAAGTGCAGATCTTGTTAAATTATAATCATTAGTAAATATAATTTGCTCTCCGTCTAAAAATCTACCAGATACATTTGATACTGTTATAGAACTACTAGCAGTTCCTGCAGCGATAGCAATACCTCTAGCACCACTCTCATTACCTTCAATAGTAATTGATTTTGGCCAGGTAGCATACTCATTTAATTCTACAGTATTGAATAATTGTACATCAAATAAATGCAAATCAAACTCAGTTGAATTGTCTTTATATTTTGCATCTGATAACGCAAAATTATATACCTTTGCAGATCCAACTACTGAACTACTAATACCACTTTGTAAATCAATCTTAGATCCTTGTGTAGGATTACCATTAACATCCTGTACTACAAGTTTATTTCCTAATCTAAATGTGAATGACTGCTCAATAAATTCTTCTGTTAAAAATCTTGCTTTAGGACAGTCAATTATCTCTCCTTGTGTAGAAAATTCATATCCTCTTACATACGCAGTACCTGGTGATATTTTAACAGCAGTTATATCATCATTTGGTTCTCTTCCTTCTCTTGTAATTTCATTTTCAAAATAAACACCACCACTTCCTTGACGATCATTTAAACTTTCTTGTACATCAACTATGAATGGTTTTAGTGCATAATCTCCAGATTCATCATGTGTTCTTTTTGCAAGATAATCTAAAATTAAATTATATTGTGAATTGTTATTATTTTCTTTCTCAATAGTTCCTTCTCTGACTCTAACAACTTCTATGAAGTCAGTATCATCAAAATCAGTTATTGGTTTCTTAGCAAGAACTAATTCTATTTTTAATCTGTCAGCACCTGGTGCAGCAAAGTTAGAAAATCCTTTTGCATTATCATATAAAGAGGTATCTTCTTTTGCAGCAACTTCTGTTTCAACAACTTGCAAACCTACTCTATATGTGCTATCATTTGTATATTGATCTAATATAAGTGTCTGTTCGTTAACTCTAACGAAACTACCTCTTACAAAATAAACACCACTTGCTATACTTGCTGCTGATCCTGTTAGGCATGCATCTACAGTAATAGTTGATGCTACAGAAGATCCTAAATTTAATGTTGTATTACCATAAGTTACTGAATCCTCTAATATAAGTAATTCTGAGTTATCAAAAAAATCAAAAGATCCACTAGGACCTGGTGAGATATATTTTACATATATTGTTGGATTATTATTATTAGACTCGGATGCAGTTATACAATTGATTATTTTTGCTACTACACCAGAACTTTGACCCTTTATCTTTTTACCTTTAAGTGCACCTAGATATACCTCAACATCAGTTCCTAAATGAGTTCCGTCTAACTGTACTGCAAAATATTCTGGATCAAAAGTAATACCGCCAGGTACTACAACAGATCCTTCTTTAAATATATGACTACCAAATTGTTCAACCTGATTCTGCAGAATAGACTGCATAGTCGTAAGTTCACGAGCTTGAACAGGGAATCCTGGTTTAAATAGAACTCTATGAAAATTCTTGGTTCTGTCAAAGTCGTCGTAATAAGGACTTATGTTGAGGTTGGTCTGTTGTGGCATCTTCTTAGAACTCTAATACGATTTTAATGTCTTCTTTTTGACGCTCATTTCTTGTAATAGAGGGTCTATTGTCAAGATAAATTAAATCACCGCTGCGTTTATTTATCTCAGCATCGGCAATCCCATTTGTAAATTGAACTCCTAAATCAACAGTTCTACCTGCAGGAGTAACAGTAGATATGCCACTGAAGGTTGTATCCACATTAACACTAAATGCGGTACTAGTGATAGCATTTGCAGTTGATGTAAATTCTAAGACTGGAGTTTGATTAGCAACATCATTACTATCAGTCTGATCATATAGTGATTGGTTGAATGATAATGTCCTATCTTGGAAATATTTAATTACCTGTGTATCAATATCATAAGACGCAACATAACCTCTAGCAGTTCCCACACCAGTTATATTTTGTTCTATAACTGTACCAATACCAAGAGCTTGTGATGTATCTCCTGTAAATTTAATTGATTTTAATGCAGAAAATTCTGATGTTTGTAAGAAGGTAGTTCCAGAAGCACCAACTGCTTGAGGATTTCTAACTAATCCAACTTGACCAAATATTGTATCAGGTACAAAATCATAAGAAGATGCATCAAATCTAGTGTATATTAAAACTTTATCAGTTCCTAGTTCTTTGTAAGCATTAAACCCGTGACCCAAAGTTGGTGGTATAATAGGAGTTAACTTTGCAAAAGTCGTAGCATTAGAATTAATAGTAGATAGATCAACACGCCCATAACTGTAACCTTGTCCCCCTTGAGTTACTTGTGCTTGTATAATCTCACCGTTTGTATTGGTTAAGATTCTTACTTTTCCTCCAGACCCATCACCTAATATATCAACTTCTATAGGACTAGAAAGGAAGTTATATCCTCTGCCAGGATTATCTATAGATACAACCTTAATTTGATTATTATTAACAGTTGAGTCACCATTATCTCTAACAACCTTTACATCTGCATCAATAGTTGTTTCCCAATCATTAGGAACAGCAACATATTCAGTAGAGTCAAATTTTACAATATCCGCAGGAGGGACTGTAAACATGTACTTCCAAAGATAACCATCACCACTCACACCTGCAGCAGATGGTTCCAAATCTGTAAAACCTGGTTCATCTAATGATGCACTAGCAATCGTGGTTATACCCGCAGATCCATTGTTGATACAAACATAGACCCTAAAGTCTTTATTCATAACATAATAGTTTGCTGAATATAATCTACTAGAGTTAGATACTAAAGAACGATTAGTTGTGCTATAATCATGACGATACATGTCGTAAGATGTACCTTTAGTCCAACTTACTTTTCTAATTAATCTTCTTACATCACCAGGAAATACTTTTCTTCCAAAAAGCATAGTATCATATACATGGTTATTATAGTTAATACTATCTACAGGTGATGGCGGTTGAATAGTTGTACTATTCCAAGTATCTGTGCGTCCGAATCCCGATACTGTAGGATTTGCTAATCCAAGAAAAGCATAGTAAGAGTTATCACCGCTAGTAACATCTTTCATAAAGTTGTTAGCGTTGATAATCCTAAATTGATCGGTTATAATTGCTGCCATTGCAATATTCTATAAAAAGGGTCTTACTATTTTGATATTTATAAGGTTTTATTGAGTGCTCCAGTATTACGCAACCCAATGTTCATACGCTTGGCGGTTGGCCATTCGTCTAGGTCTTGATTGTAATTCAAACCTTTAACAGATATGTTAAGAGGATATGCAACGCTTCTTAACGCTCCAGAGAATCTTCCCCATGTTAATTTTGCTGCAGGGTGTAGTGTTGAACCAACACCAACTAGTCCACTTACATCAGTTCCAGAGTGTATATTACATGTAATAACACCTGTTCTAGAACTACCATCCCAAGATATAGCAGAGACATAGTATATATTGTCCACATCAAAGGTGCTGATACCGACTATATCGGAATCATGACTATCAATACTTGTAATCACACCTGCAACAGGTTGTAGTCCTGATCCAAAAACTTGGATTGGATAACCTGCTTCTAAATCTTGTACATAAGATGAGTTAAATTCATTAATTAGATTGTTAGTATCTAACTGTAATACAAGACCAAGATCAGTTCCAATACCTGCTGATGTTGTTATACCAGTAATAAGACCAGTATAACCTTTAACATTATTATTATCAGGTGTAACATCACTCCAAATTTCATAGTTAACACCTGCTTGTGCAGTAGTTCCAAATCCTACATTCGCAGCATGTACGAATAAACTAAATGGATCTGCTAAGTTGCCATCAAGATCTCTAAATCTTTCTGTATGATTAGTAAACAAGAATGAGTCAGTAGAAGCAATAGATGCTAAGACATTACAAATAGGTGTTATTTGTGCCTCACTTTGATCTCTTGCTTTAGAAATTAATCCACCACCATATTCAATATCTTGTTTTTGTTTATTCCATCTTAGTGGTTTGAAATCATTATTATTAACACCACTACCTTGATAGAATGGTGTTTCAACAATAGATGCTGTTGCAATCCTTTGAATTATTCTTTCATCTCTTTGTGCAAAATTAGTTGTATCTTTAGCAACATTATTCAGTTCAAGTTCTGCACTCTTGAATAATTCTATTATGTCACCTTCTTTGATAGTTTCATTAACATCAAATATGAAACTATCTTGACCAACTGTTCCTCTATAGAAGAATATGAATATATCATCCTCTTCTGTTGGTGGAGAATCAAATGATATTGATGTTCCTCCGTTAAACTCATAGTTTATGCCAGGTTCTTGAAGCACACCATTTACAAATATTAAAAGAACAGCATCTAACTGTATAAGTCTAGATCGTGGATCATCTAAATCTTTTTCAAAACTTACTAGTTGGTTCTCATAGTAAAGTGGGAATCTCTTATCTCTTCCATTTTGGAATGGTTTGATATTATCAATATAATCTAACTGACCAAATTGATATGCAGAAATATCATCATTGAATATATTGAGAACTTCTATTTCAAATTGTTCAAACTCATCACCTGCAGTAGGATCAGTTGATAATCCAGCTAATGTGAATTTATCACCTATCTTAAATCCATAACCAGGTTTACTAAACTCCCATTGTTTTACTTCAAATAATGTAGCACCTACACCTGTATTAGTGCCTACTCCAATTATATCAACTGTAATAGAAGCACCTACCCCTGTAGTTGTTGTATTTCCTAATCCAAGTCTGTAAAGACCTTGTATTCCTAAATTACCTCCATTAGGATCAGGAGCAAATAATTGTGTATTGCCAGAGTAATCAGTTCCTGCAGCACCAATATTGAATATCAATGAACCACCTGCACCTACAGTCGCTGTTATAGTAGCTCCTGTACCTACTGAATCAGATACACCTATTGATACTGTGCCTAAAAGTTGATTATAACCAGAACCAAATGTTAGATCATCCAAATACTTAAATGCGTATGGTGATCCACCACCATTGTATATGTGAGGTATAGTGCTAGGTCCTACAAAAGTGTTGAATATTGTAGGTGATACAATCTGTGTTATGTCGGTAGACTGATCATAGTCGGGGAATATGTTAGTTGTAACACCAACATAGTTAAGAGTCTGAACGGCATTTGTTGCTGCTGATACAAATGTATGTGCAGATTGTGGTAGATGCTGAACTGAACTTGTAGCAGCACTAACAAAAGTATGTGCGGATGTACCAGTTCCTCCTGTACCAACATTAAGATCAATAGTTCCCGTTTGTTTTATCAATGCACCCGTAGCAACAGAGTATAATAAATGATCACTTGCATCATAATGAGGATACAATCCGCTAGATGATCCTACATCAATAGAAAATGTATTAACTGTTGTGCTTGCTACCGCAACCCATTTATCTCTTATTGGGTCACCTAGTCTAGGATATGGATGATAAGTTGCGTGATTGTCCTTACTACATGTAAATGTTAAAGAATTACCCGCAATTTGTATCCTATTACCTACCATGAGGTTATGACCTGCAGATGTTGCTGTCAAAATACCTGCTGTAGGATCGTAAATTGCGGTAGATATATTTGCTGTTGCTGTTCCAACTGCGACAACATCAATAGATGCACCCGATACAGGGTCAGTAGCACGAGGATATGTCTTCTGTGCAGTGTTACCATCTTGCAAACAAGTAAATGTAAATGTATTATCTGGTATTACAACACCTTTTCCAACATATAGATCATGTGTACCAATGGTTACTGTCATGATACCTGCATTAGGATCATAGTCTGCATCTGAAGGATTCCAATAAACATTACTACCTGCAGCACCTACATTAACTCTGAAGGTATTTGTAGTGACATTAGACACTGTTAGATACTGACCATTACCTGCAAGAGGATCAGTTGGACGAGGATATGTCTTATTACCAGTTCCCATTGTACAACTGAGAGTCAATGAGTTAGCTCTGAAACTGATTGAGTCTCCATTTGACAATCCATGATCAGGTAAAGTAACTGTTGATATGCCAGTTGCAGGATTGTACACAAAGTTTGTAGGAGTTCCTACATCATCTTTAGGGCATGTAAAGTATAATCCAACAAGTTTTATTTGATCGTCAATAGTTAAACCATGATTTGTTGCGGTTGTTACCGACAATATACCTGTTACATTGTCATAATTTGCGGTGCTAATCTGGAATCCTGTACCCTCTGCAGTAGGAACTCCGACAATACTTGTAATATTACCATTTGAATCAATCTCAGGAAATACTTTTGCACCTATAAATGGAGCATATCCTCTACCTGGCGTAGATCCTGCAGATATAATAATTCCACCTCTCGGTAATTGATTTTCATTGACATCACCAATGTCTATTATCGGTGTCGTGAATCCTTGCGAACTAATACCAGTAAATTGTACAGAACTAATACCTGCCTGTTCAATAATCTTAAAGTTAGCACTAGGATTGTTTTCACTAAATGGTGCTTGGAATATATTATTGATGAATAACACACCGTTACCACCAGTTGTACCAATACCAGTTACAGCAGCACCTGTAGATGTTAATGGATAGGTAGTTTCTAATCCGTCAAATGAGTTAGATATATCATCAAACAACTGGTTCTTAAGATAATCTTGCCTCAAGAATGTTCTTCCACCAAATGTTGCTCTAGGATATGGTAAATTATTTGGATTAACTATACCTAAGTCACCACCAAGAGGTGCTTGTGTAAAATGTATATTACTATCTAATATTTGATATGACCCTCTAAAGATCCTAGCAGGTTGTCCTGCAGCGTGTGGAGTAGCAGCAGTACCAACTGCACCTCTTTCTACTTCAACTAGACTCCAAGTTCCTATACCGACCGCAGGACCTAAACTGGTTGTACCTAAACCAACATTCCTTACAATAGAATATTCATCTTCGATTCTAATAAGATCTCCAGATAGAATAGATCCTATACCACTTAATACAAATGCGGTAACAAATCCTGCAACAGGAACATCAAGATCATAATTGACTGATGTGAAGGCAATTGGTTTCTGTACAAGACCGCTAATAGTTACCATTGTCTTAGAATCTCTCTTTGCCATTGAGAATCTGTGCTTATTACCCGCACCTGTATTAGGTAAGAAGGTAACAGCAGCACCAGCTATTGCGTCATTCTTAGTTAATGCTATTCTATATTCTTCATCATTATCCCTTATTGCGAAAACAAGGTCAGGAAGATACCCAGTTACACCTGCACCTGTCTGGTATACAAGAGCAGTACCGCCAATACCTATTAGGTTTGAATCTGGTTTGTATATTAATTGCTCAAAAGTCTGGAAGAAGTGCTTTTGTTTAAATGTACCTGTATCTCTGACAAGAGCATTAGGATCAGCAGGGTTGGTTTCTTGTGCATATATTGGAACTCCTTGATGAGTTATTGCAAATGATCTACTATCCCTGTTGTTTATTCCTAAGTATGTTGCTTGTGCAACACTTTCAAAAGCAGATCCATAATTAAGTTCACCAATACCTTCTAAAGTACCGTTGGGATCTTTAACTAGATAGAAGATTTCGTTAAACGAAGTAACACTAACTATACCAGAAACAGATGGATGGAACTCAAGATTGATTTGACCGTCAGGTCTATATGTAGATCCAAATGTACCT